GGATTTGCAGAAAGATTCTCTAAATGAGCAGGCTGTACGAGGTTTTAAAGGATCCTATACCAAAGGATGTATTGACCAAGGGCAACAAGGCAGGCTCTTGGGAGTACGGCTATAACCCCAAGTACGACATGATCGTCATATCCAAGGACGGGACAATCGGACCGGTCTACGAGATCAACGGACTAAAGATAGCGCTGCCGTTTCCAAAGCATGTAGAGGACCGCGGGGGCAAGTGGGTACCACAAGAATATCCAAAGGAGCTTTCCAAGCTAAAGACAATATTCGACTGGAACAAGTACGACAACCAGTTCAAGGGGAAGTGGGTAGACTATATCGAGACAGAGTTTGACAGAAGAGAGCACGGATTCTGGTTCCTCAACAAGAAGCAAAAGACATATATTACCGGTACTCACTACATGTACCTCCAGTGGACAAAGATCGATATCGGTCTGCCGGAGTTCCGTGAGTCTAACCGCATATTCTTCATTTACTGGGAGGCCTGCAAGGCAGACACAAGGTGCTTCGGCATGTGCTACCTCAAGAACAGGCGTTCTGGATTCTCATTTATGAGCTCATCCGAGCTAGTGAACATTGGTACCATCACAAAGAATGCAAGGCTCGGTATCCTGTCCAAGACCGGATCCGATGCCAAGATCATGTTCACGGACAAGGTCGTCCCTATATCTACAAATTACCCGTTCTTCTTCAAGCCGGTCCAGGACGGTATGGACAAGCCTAAGACGGAGCTCGGATTCCGTGTTCCTGCGTCTAAGATCACACGCAATAACATGGACAAGAACGAGGAGGACATCGAGGGCCTCGACACGTCCATCGACTGGAAGAACACTGCAGACAACTCTTACGATGGAGAGAAACTGAAGCTGCTCATTCATGACGAGAGTGCGAAATGGACACCACCAAACAACATCGAGACCAACTGGCGTGTGACAAAGACCTGTCTTCGTTTGGGTTCTAGGATCATCGGCAAGTGCATGATGGGCTCTACCTCTAACGCCATGGACAAGGGTGGTTCTGGATACAAAGTACTTTACAATGACTCCGACCCAAGGAAGCGAAGTCAGAACGGTCAGACAAAGAGCGGGCTGTACGGGCTATTTATCCCAATGGAGTGGAACTTCGAGGGATTCATCGACGAGCATGGATGGCCGGTACTAGAGAAGCCGGAAGAGCCGATCAAGGGTATAGACGGTGGATGGATATCCAACAGCGTTGTCGACTACTGGGAGAACGAGGTACAGTCATTGAAGTCTGACTCGGACGCACTGAACGAATTCTATCGTCAGTTCCCACGCACGGAGTCTCACGCATTCCGTGACGAGAGCAAGCAGTCTCTGTTCAACCTGACCAAGATATACCAGCAGATCGATTACAACGACTCCATGATCAAGGGCCAGATGATTACCCGTGGCAACTTCCACTGGAAGAACGGAGAGAAGGACAGCGAGGTTGTGTGGACACCGGAAAATACCGGCAGGTTCTACATCTCTTGGTTCCCTGACAAGCCTAACAATGTCATCGACATTAACGGAAGGAAGAAGCCGGGCAACGAGCACATGGGAACATTCGGATGCGATCCTTACGATATCTCGGGTACCGTAGGTGGGGGTGGATCTAACGGATCACTGCACGGGATGACCAAGTTCCACATGGACAGCGGTCCGTGCAACCAGTTCTTTCTGGAGTACATCGCAAGGCCACAGACCGCGGAGATATTCTTCGAGGACGTTTTGATGGCGTGTGTCTTCTATGGAATGCCGGTACTGGCGGAGAATAACAAGCCAAGACTACTTTATCATTTCAAGAACAGAGGATACAGAGCGTTCGCTACTAACAGGCCCGACAAGCCCATTGCGAAGCTCTCTAAGACAGAGATAGAGATCGGGGGCATACCCAACACCTCCGAGGACATTAAGCAGGCTCACGCATCGGCTATCGAGAGTTACATCGAGCAGCACGTGGGAATAGACATGGAGGGAACTTACCGTCCGTCGGACGAAATGGGCGTGATGGCATTCACTAGGACACTTGAGGACTGGGCCAGATTTGATATCAATAACCGTACAAAGCACGATGCTTCTATTAGTTCTGGACTTGCAATTATGGCTAACCAAAAACACTTATATTTAAAGGCCGTACAGAAGTCGAAAATAAGCGTTAAATTTGCACAATACGATAACAAAGGCTCCGAAAGCCAGTTGATAAGATAATGACAGAACCAACCATTGCAATAAGCCCAAGCAGCTTCCCAACTCAGTTGGCCACTGATGCCGAAAAGGCCTCAAAAGAGTATGGCCTAAAGATAGGAAGTGCTATTCAGTACGAGTGGTTTCGCAGAGATGCGGGTTCTTGCCGTTTCTACAACCAGTGGACAGAGTTTCACCGCCTGCGTTTGTACGCCCGTGGTGAGCAGTCTGTCGAGAAGTACAAGAAGGAGATGTCATTCGACGGAGACCTTTCGTACTTGAACTTATCTTGGACCCCGGTCCCAATCATACCCAAGTTCGTTGACATCGTTGTCAACGGGATGGCAGACAGAAACTTCAGCGTAAAGGCCGTTGCACAGGATGCGATGGCCGCTGAAAAGAGGTCTCAGTTCCAGGACATGATTGAGGGCGACATGGTTGCAAAGGACTTCTTGCTCCAGACAAAGGAGCAGTTCGGCGTAGACGCTTTCAACACAGACGTTGAAAACTTGCCATCTACCGACGAGGAGTTGCAGCTTTATATGCAATTAAATTACAAGCCTAGCATCGAGATTGCCGAAGAAGAGGCGATCAACACGATCCTAGAGCAGAACAACTATGCAGACATTAAGAAAAGAATCAACTATGACTTGGCAGTGCTGGGTCTGGGTGGGGCAAAGCACAACTTTTTGCCCGGGGCAGGTGTTAAGGTCGAGTACGTTGACCCGGCCAACCTGGTCTACAGTTACACCGAGTCACCAACATTTGACGATTGCTTTTACTATGGTGAGGTAAAGCAGGTCCCGATCACTGAGCTGATCAAGATCAAGCCTGACATTACCAAGGAAGAGATGAACGAGATTTCTAATCTAGGTTCAGCTTGGTACAACTACTATGGTATCATGCGCCCTTACAGAGACGATATCTTCTCTAAGGACAATGTTACGCTTCTTTATTTCAACTACAAGACAGACAAAAAATTCGTATACAAGAAGAAGTTCTTGGACAACGGAGGAGAGCGTGTTATCCGCAAGGACGAGAACTTTAATCCAGAGGTAACTCCAGAGGACAGGTTCGAGAAGGTAGAGAAGAGAATTGACGTTTGGTACGAGGGTATCCTTGTGATGGGATCGAACCACTTGATCAAGTGGGAACTTTCCAAGAACATGGTAAGGCCAAAGTCTGCGTCTCAGTACGCATACTCTAACTACGTGATGTGTGCTCCACGCTTGTACAAGGGCGTTGTCGAGTCATTGGTACGCAGGATGATATCATTCGCCGACCTGATTCAAATGACTCACCTTAAGCTGCAACAGGTCCTTACTAAGATCGTCCCAGATGGTGTATTCATCGATGCTGACGGACTTACCGACGTTGACCTAGGCAATGGTGCCGCTTACAACCCAGAGGACGCTCTACGCATGTACTTCCAGACTGGTAGTGTTATCGGTAGAAGCTACACCTCTGACGGTGAGTTCAACAATGCACGTGTTCCAATTCAAGAGCTAAACTCTAACTCTGGTCAGGCTAAGATTTCTAGCTTGATCGGTACATACAACCATTACCTGTCTATGATCAGGGACGTTACAGGACTCAACGAGGCCCGTGACGGTTCTATGCCATCCTCTGACGCACTAGTTGGTGTTCAGAAGTTGGCAGCCGCTAACTCAAATACTGCCACGAGGCACATCCTTGACGCAGCTCTATTCATCACAAGAAGGCTATCTACCTGCGTGTCTGGCCGTGTGTCTGACATCTTGGAGTATGCTGACTTCCGTGAGGAGTTCGCTAACCAGATCGGCAAGTATAACGTGCAGATCCTAGAGAGTATCAAGGACCTTTACTTGCATGACTTTGGTATCTTTATCGAGGTATCTCCAGACGAGGAAGAGAAGCAACAGCTCGAGGCCAATATCCAGATGGCACTATCTAGAGACCAGATCGGTCTAGAGGATGCAATCGATATCCGTGAGATCAAGAACTTGAAGCTTGCCAACCAATTATTGAAGGTCAAGCGCAAGGAGAAGGATAAGAAGGAGATGGAGAAGCAGCAGCAGATATCTCAGTTCCAGTCGCAGGCAAACATCGAGGCCGCTAACGCTACAGCTCAGGCCAAGATGCAGCAGATCCAAGCCGAGACTCAGTCTAAGATCGAGATCAAGAGGGCAGAGGTTCAGTTCGACGTGGAGAAAATGCAGCAAGAGGCACAGATCAAGTTAGGCCTTATGCAGCAGGAGTTCCAGATGAACATGCAGCTAAAGGGCGTAGACATGCAGGGGCTAACCGAAAAGGACAAGATGAAGGAAGAGGCAAAGGATAAACGAGTATCTTTACAAAATACACAGCAATCAAAGTTGATCGAGCAAAGAAAAAACAACTTGCCACCGGTAGACTTCGAGTCGAATGAGGACACCCTTGATGGCTTTGACCTAGCGTCATTTGAGCCAAAATAGTGTGTCACATTTATTCGTAAATTTGTGACCAAATAATTAAATCTAATATGACAAACGAATTTAAAGTGCGTTCTGTCTCTTTCGATGACGAGAAATCCGTTCAAGAAATCGAGGCACAACTGCTAAAGGAACACGAAGAGAAGAATGGCATCTCTTCAGAGGAAACGCCAGTAGAGACCACAGTGGTGGGATCGGATGGCACGATTGAAAAAGAAAGTGTCGAAGAGACTCCGGGGGCAACCTCAAGAGAATTGGAAGACACAGACGTTCTTACATATCTTAAAAATCGGTACAACAAGGAGATCAACTCAGTAGACGAGTTGTTTTCCGCAAGAAAAGAGGCCGAGGAATTGCCGGAGGACGTGTCAGCATTCTTGAAGTTCAAGAGAGATACGGGCCGTGGATTCGAAGACTTTGTTAAAATTAACAAGGACTACGATGCAGTTCCCGCCAATGATTTGTTAGTCGAGTATCTTAAGCAGACTAATCCTGACCTAGACGATGAGGACATCAAGTTCGAGGTTGAGAGCAGGTACGCTTATAACGAAGACTACGACGACGCCAAGGAGGTGAAGTCAAAACAGATCGCAATGAAAAAAGATCTTGCCAAGGCCAAAGAGTACTTTAATAAACAGAAAGAACAGTACAAGCTTCCTCTTGAGTCAAGAGAAGGCTTTGTTCCAGAAAATGAAAAAGGTAACTACGAGGCTTTCAAGAAGTATTCCAAAGAGACCGAGGAAATGCAAAAGCAGCAGATGGAGCGCTCAGAGTTCTTTGCAAAGAAGACAGAAGAAGTCTTCAACGACAAGTTCAAAGGTTTTGAATTCAATGTCGGTGAGGGTGATGTATCTTTCAAACCTAGCAATCCCGAACAAATGAAGAAAGCTCAGTCTGATGTAAGCCAATTTATTGGATCGTTCTTAGATGAGAATGGTTTTATTAAAAACGCTGAAGCATATCACAAGTCAATTGCTGTTGCAATGAACCCAGACAGCTTTGCCAAGTTCTTTTACGAGCAAGGAAAAGCATCTGCCATCGATCAAGTAAGCAAGGAGTCTAAGAATATCCAGATGGATATCAGACAGACACCGCAGCCTACCGCGACAGGTGGATTCAAAGTAACTGCACTCGACAACGACCACGGTTCTGGACTACGTATAAAAACACGTAACTAAACAAAAAAAACTAAAAAACTAAACTATGGCTGGATCAGTTCAAGTGAGTCCCGGGTTTGCTATAACCCCCTCATCCGTCAAGGCAACATTGCCTTCTAACTACATTACCAACTTCGATTTCTTAAACCAGTATCTTCCTGATACCTACGAGAAAGAATTCGAGCGTTACGGTAATCGCTCTATCGCATCTTTCTTACGTCAAGTAGGAGCTGAGATGCCTTCTAACTCTGACCTTATCAAGTGGGCAGAACAAGGTCGTTTGCACACCAAGTATACAAGCTGTACTTCCGCTGCTGCCGCTACTTCTGACACCGCTACTTGGACAGTTGCTGATGCTGGTATTACTGCATGTAACTTCCGCGTTGGTCAAACCGTATTCTTGTCTCGTAACGCTGCTGGTACCCAAAGCGATAAAGCTATCATCACCGCAGTATCTGGATTGACTTTCACTGTAGCTTACTACGCTGCTGGTGGTCAAACCATCCCTGTATCAACTACTTCTACTGCATTCGTTTATGGTTCTGAATTCAAAAAAGGAGCTAACGGTATGTCTGGTTCTTTGGAGGCTGAAGATAGTTTCTTCGACAACTCTCCTATCATCATCAAGGACAACTACGAAGTATCTGGTTCTGACATGGCTCAGATCGGATGGGTAGAAGTTACTACTGAAAATGGTGCAACTGGATACTTGTGGTACATCAAGTCTGAGCACGAAACTCGTTTGCGTTTCGAAGACTACATGGAAATGGCCATGGTAGAAGGTGTTCCTGCTGAAACCGCTTCTGGTGCTATCGCAGTAACTGGTGATGTTGGTAACAAAGGAACTAAAGGTTTATTCTACACAGTTGAACAGCGTGGAAACATTTGGGCTGGTGGAAATCCAAGTACTTTGGCTGACTTCGATGCTATCATCCAACGTTTGGACAAGCAAGGTGCTATCCAAGAGAACGTATTGTTCTTGAACCGTAACTTCAGCTTCGATATCGATGATATGTTGGCTGCTCAAAACAGCTACGGTGCTGGTGGAACTAGCTACGGTTTGTTCAACAACGACGAGAAAATGGCCTTGACTTTGGGCTTCTCTGGATTTAAGCGTGGATATGAGTTCTACAAGACTGATTGGAAATACTTAAACGATGCTACTCTTCGTGGTGGTATCAATGGTGGTGAAATCAACGGTGTATTAGTACCTGCTGGTTCAACTAATGTTTACGATCAAGTTATGGGTAAGAACGCTAAGCGTCCATTCTTGCACGTTCGTTACCGTGCTAGCGAAACTGAGAATCGCAGATACAAGACTTGGATCACAGGTTCTGCTGGTGGCGCTGCTACTAGTGACTTGGATGCAATGAAAGTTAGTTTCTTGTCTGAGCGTGCATTGTGCACCTTGGGCGCGAACAACTTCTTCTTGTTCAAGACTGCTTAATCTTAAATAGGTTATCACACACAAGGGGTGGGTACAATGTACTCACCCTTTTTGTTTATATTTGTACCAACAATTAAATCTACTTATGATAAAATCTACAAATGAGCTTAAGGACAGGGTATTTGTCCTTACCTCCAGCACCTCCCCGTTAACTTATGTGTTGCCATCTCGTAACACTAAAAGATTTTCACTGCTCCACTTCGATGGAAAGACTAACCGTGCTCTTCGCTATGCAAGAAACCAAAAGTCTGTATTTGAAGACGAACAAGACGACAATGCAATTGTCGAGCCTGTTGTCTTTGAAGATGGAGCCTTGGTAGTTCCAGCAAACAATCCTCTTTTGTCACAGTTCTTGGATATCCATCCATTAAATGGCCAGATCTTTATGGAGTTGAATCCAGAAAAAGAGGCTATGATCGACATCGAGGACATGAATGTAGAGCTAGACGCTCAGATCTCCGCTAGAAATATGGACCTAGATACCATGTTAGCTGTAGCTAGATTGGTTTGGGGGCCTGTAGTTGACACAATGACTACTCCAGAGTTGAAGAGAGACATCTTGTTGTACGCAAGAGAGTATCCAATTCAGTTGCTAGAGATGTTGAACGACCCATCATTGACCGAGACAGCTTTAGCCTCTAAGGCGCTTTCTGAGGGCTTGTTTGGTATGCGTAACAATAACCGTGAGATCTGGTTTAACATGACCGGAAACAAGCGTAAGTTGATGAACGTGCAGCAGGGCGAAGACGCTGTGTATGTTTTGACTGCATACTTAGAGTCTGCTGAAGGGAAAGAAGTATTAGAGATGGTGAAGTCTAAGTTATCATAATTATACGTATATTTGTTGTATGGAAAAATTTTTAAGCATCCCAGTTACTAGCGAACAAAATCAGCTAGTTCAGGCTACAGGAATCATTTTGATTGAGCAAGCCTCTACAACTACAGTTACTATCGTTTACGGTGGTGGCAAAGTGGTTACACTTACACATGCTACTGCTGGTGCAGGAGACGAGACACAGCGTGACGCAATTCAAAATTCCGTAGTTGCTGCTTTGCAGACTCCTTGGACTTATGTTGCATACACTGTATCAGGTCTTCCATACGCAGTTAGCGGAATTACCGTAGCGTAAACATCAAGACTATTTAAAACTAAGGCCATCTCGAGAGGGGTGGCCTTTTTTTGTTATCTTTGTGAGAACATGATTAACACGGTTAGAAATACTGTTATGGCTATCATAAACAAGGACAACAACGGTTATATTACACCGGATGAGTTCAACTTGTTTGCCAAGCAGGCTCAGCTAGAGATATTTGAACAACAATTTTACGATTACACTAACTGGGTTAATAAAAGAAACGCCAGAATGGCCAACGATGGCTACTCAGATATTCAAAAACAAATTGCAGAAAAAATTGATAGATTTAGTGAGCAAGCGACTCTTACGTATAATTCTGGTGCCGGCGCTTTTCCTGCACCTTCTAATTCTTATTTTGTTAACGTTCTACTTTACGCTAACAAAGAGATTGAGTACGTGGCTCACACCAAAATTATGAACCTTATCTCGTCAAACTTGACGGCTCCCACTACATCGTACCCTGCGTACTATGAGAAGGAGAATTTTTATTATGTATATCCGAGCACAATCCAAACGAATGTCAGCGCTCTGCACGTTCGCTATCCTGTTGATCCTAAGTGGACATACTCTGTCGTGTCAGGGTCGCCTATATTCAACCAGTCAGCTGTTGACTATCAAGACTTTGAGCTTTCGGAAAGCTCACAAAACGACTTAGTCTTCAAGATCCTTTCATACGCTGGTGTTAATATCCGTGAGGCCGATGTGGTTCAGTTCGCAATGGCCGGAGAAAACGCAGAGTCAACCAAGCAATCATAATGGCATATATAAGCAATCAACAATACTACTCAGACCCCAATAATAATGGGGAGTACCAGTATGTCAGCCTTGCTGACGTGGTTAATAACTTCATGCTTATGTATGTTGGTGACGACAAGTTGATCGGAACCGTGAACAGGTACAATGTACTGTTCTACGCAAAGCGTTCTATACAGGAACTCAACTACGATGCGGCTAGGAATGTTCGTGTCCTTGAGTTTAGGATTGGCCCAGATCTTAAGTTGATACTGCCACCTGACTACATTAACTACGTTCGTATCTCATTGGAGAACGAGGGCGTGTTATTCCCGTTACTAGAGAGCAAGACCGTAAACTACGCACAGACATACCTAAAGGACTCTAGTGACAATATCCTATACGATCAGAACGGAGAGGTGCTTACGGGCACGTCTGAGCTTGACATAAAGAGAATCCAAGGCGGAACGCAGTCATTGTTCACCGGCGACGCTTGGGCAAACGGAAGATATGGATGGCTTGTAGATGGCTATTGGTACTTTAACTATGACTTGGGCGGATACTTCGGCCTGAACGGAGAGACTGCCAACGGTAATCCGAACTTCAGAATCGATCAAGGCTCTGGCGTGATTAACTTCAGCTCTCAGATGTCTGACCAGTTATTGGTGATGGAGTACATCTCCGATGGTCTTGAGAACGGTGACGACTCATTGGTCAAGGTAAACAAGCTTGCCGAGGACTTCATGTATAGCTATATCAAGTGGTGTATTTTAAACAATCGTGTTGGAGTACAGGAGTATATCGTTCGTAGAGCGAGAGAAGAGAAGTCAGCCCTTCTTCGCAACGCAAAGATTAGGATGAGCAACTTGCACTCTGGTAGATTGTTGATGGTATTACGGAATCAATCTAACTGGATTAAATAATGCAAATAACAAGGTCGCTGGTATCCGGCATAATGAATAAGGACCTAGACGAGCGTCTAGTTCCAAACGGGCAGTATCGTAATGCTCTTAACATAACCGTAGGAACCTCTGAGGACGCCGGTGTTGGCGCTGTAGCTAACGAGCTAGGTAATACACAGGTGAGCGGACTAGCTGCCGCTGCGACTGCTTTTTCTGGAAGTGCATTCTCTTTGGCCGGGGCCAAGACGATTGGCTCTATAGCTGTCCCTGCCGAGTTCTTAATCTTCTGGTTTGTAAAGGCTGTTACGGGAAACATCATTGCATCTTACAATTCACAGACAGGCCTTACATCCATTATTGCAATGGACACTAGAGGCGGATCTAGCAATGTCTTAAACTTCAATTCTGAATACTTAATCACTGGTGTAAATTACATTAGTGGTCTATTATTCTGGACAGACAATTTAAACCCACCTAGGAGGGTTGATACAAAGGCTTTCTACGCTTACAACAACTTCACAGAGGAGAGTATAAACGTAATTGTAAAGCCACCACTGGCTGCACCTACATTGGTCTTTAGAAATGACTCTAACGCATCAAACAATATCAAGGACAAATTCTTGTACTTCGCTTACAGGTACAAGTACATGAACAACGAGTACTCTTCTTTCTCTCCGTTCTCTGTTGTTGGATTTGAACCAAGTGTATTTACATTTGACTATGGGACTGGTGTAAACAAGTCAATGCAGAACACATACAACCTTATAGATATTTCTTTTTCTATTGGCGGGTCAAACATAAAAGAGATCCAGTTGTTATTCAAGGACGCAGCTAGTACTAATGTTAACGTAATTGAGAACTTGGTAAGGGCGGACTTGGTATTGAATAATATCCAAGGTGTTACATTTTCTGGAACCAATGCTACATTCTCTGGATTTTCCAATAACAAAGTATATGGCGTATTGCCGTCAAACCAACTAACAAGACTATTTGACAACGTTCCATTAAAGGCAAAGGCTCAAGAGCTAATTGGCAGCCGAATTATCTACGGAAACTATACGCAGTTTTACAACATTGTATCCATAGCTGGAAAGGGAATTGTTCCGAATTACTCTGTAAGTGTTGTTAGCGAGAGTAAGCTTAATATAGGGTATGTTGTAAACACGCCGGTAAAGACGCTTCACTCTGACAGAGACTACGAGGTTGGCATATCTTATATGGACGACTACGGTAGAATGAGCACCGTATTGACATCGACTACAAACACAGCAAGTGTTTCATCGGCAAATTCAGATACAAGCAATTACTTAAAGGTTAATATAATAAGCGAGGCTCCCGCATTTGCTACGAAGTATAGGATATTTGTAAAGCAAGCAAAGGGACAGTACTACACTATATTCCCCAACATTTTTTATACCGAGGGAATTTATACGTATTTTATGATCAACGAGTC